GGGAGGGTCATTTACCCCATTATTAACCGCTACTACCATAAGAATTGCATCGACTGATGTTAATGACGTAGTTGCAGGCACAGGTTGTCAAATTATTGTTGTTTATGGCATTAATGCGAGTCGTGAGGAAGCGATTGAAGTATTTAACATGAATGGTACGACTAATGTCGATAGTACAAGTACCTGGCTTGGGATTAATCGCGTAGTTATGTATTTATGCGGTACAGGAATGATTAATGCTGGCACTATCAATGTTACGGAGTTATCAGGTGGCGGTGGCTCTACAATGGCACAAATGCCAGCAGGGGGAGGCGTTACCCAACAATGCATATTCCATATCCCTGTAAACCACACCTATGTAGCTGAGTGGATAAGAATAAATTTAGTTAATAATAATAAGAATGCAGCCTTAACTATTAAGATGTGGGTTTATTCTGCCATTTCTAATGGAAAACAAGAGGTTTTTAGGGAGCAAATAGACACTTTGATAACAAATGACATCGTAGTGAGTCCAGCATTACCTTTCCCTGTTACAGAAAGTACGGTGATGTGGCTAGAATGCACATCAGATAAAGCAGATGTATCAATAAACGCTAGATTTAGCGGTGTTTTATATGAGGATGAATAATGCCAGCACCAACAAATAATATGAGAGCTTTAAACGACATTGTTGTTAATGAAGAAAAGGTAGAAACAGAAGACCCCCAAACTATAAGACAGCGAAAGCTTGTAGAGTGGGTTGTTTCCCATGTGGAGAAATGGGAACAATATCGAGACAACAACTTCAGGAATTTATGGGATGAATATTACCGAGCCTGGAAGCAGGTACACACCAATGAAGAAAAGACCCGATCAAGTGAACGATCGAAGTTTATGTCTCCAGCACTACCGCAAGCTATTGAAATGGCAGTTGCGGAAGCGGAAGAAGCCACCTTCGGACGTGTGAAGTGGATAGACATTGAAGATGACATCATGGACGGTCAAAAGCAGGACATGGCGCTAGTCAGAGACCAGCTTTTAGAAGATATGGACTTAAATGACGTTCCAAGTGGTGTAGTCGAAGCTTATTTGAATGCAGCTATATACGGTACGGGAATTGGTAAGATTGTTATTTCCGAACAGATGGAAATGCAAACCGATGCCAACGGATTCACTGAAGAACAGACTTACACGAAATGCACATTAGAGCCTGTCTCACCTGAAGACTTCGCCATAGACCCAGAAGCGCGAACCATTGATGAAGCGTTAGGGTGCGCTCATATTGTTGTCAGACCCAAACATTCAGTACAAAAGAAACAATCTGAAGGTATTTATAATGAAGCCCCTATTGGGGATTACTCAGATGATCGAGATGTTGAAGCAAAAGGCGAAGTTAAGTCTTCCATAGTCTCAGATAAAGTGGAAATCATTGAATATCATGGTTTAGTACCTTCATTCCTGTTAGAAGATGGTGAAGAGGCGGATTCCTTTGAAATGACCGAATCAATTATAACCATTGGTAACCGTCAGGGGCTTTTAAAAGAGACACCAAGCCCATTCACACATAAAGACCGATCTATTGTAGCTTTCCAGTGGGATCGTGTGCCTAATCGTTTCTGGGGTCGTGGAGTTGCTGAAAAGGGCATTAACTCACAACGCGCATTAAATGCAGAACTTCGTGCCCGTCAAGATGGACTGGCGTTAACAATCCATCCAATGATGGCAGCAGATGCAACACGCATTCCGCGCGGTAATAAATTAGAAATAGCCCCAGGTAAGATGATTCTTACTAATGGTGATCCTAAACAAATCTTAAACCCTATGCACTTCGGGGATATGTCTTCACACACATACCAGCAAGCTAATGAGATTGAACGCATGTTAACTATGGCTACAGGCACGTTTGATGGTGCGGTAGGCACACAAGCACAACCGCGTAACGCTACCGCTTCAGGAATGTCTATGATGATGGGTGGGGCAATTAAACGCTCTAAGCGAACCATGCAGAATATCGAAAGACAGTTCTTAAAGCCTATGATTAAGAAAATGATTCATCGATATATGCAGTTTGACCCTTTTCGTTATCCTTCAATGGATTATAAGTTTATTCCTCATTCAACAATGGGGATTATGGCTAGAGAGTTTACCCAAACTCAAATTGGCCAGGCCATGCAGGTTACCCCCCCCGATTCTCCTGCATTCGGTGTTTTATTAGAATCTTTCTTTGATAATTCATCTTTACCTAATAAAGAAATGATTCAAGCTCAAATTAAGCAGATGTACCAACCTAAACAGCCTGATCCAATGGAGCAGCAGGTTAAGCAGCTGAACTTGCAGAAATTGGCAATGGAAGTTGAAAAGCTTAAATCTGAAGCAACTGAGAACTACGCTCAAGCTGAAAGTAAGGTTAAACAAACAGAAGTCAACGCATTTAACGCAATAGCAACAGTGGAAGATCACGAATATGACCGAAACGGAAGAGATGGAAGCGATACTTGATGTCTTTACTACTGACGGATGGAAGCTTATACTTCAAGATATAGAGAAAACCTATCAAAGCTTGGATTCTGTTAGAGATATTCAATCGATTGAAGGTTTTTGGGAGACTAAGGGTAAAGTCACACAGTTATTGTGGATGATGCACTTAGAAGAATGGTACAGATTTAGTGAGCAAAATGCTGAGATATAACTTTCAATGTGAAGCTTGCCAAGAAACTTATTACGATTGGCGCAAAATGGCCGACCGTAATGAACCTTCGTTTTGTCCACACTGTTTAGGTGAGGGTAAACGGTTAATAGGCGCACCATTACTCAAGGCCGACATTTCATCCGATAAGTGGGTGAAAAACAGGGAAGGAGTAATAAAGCGTGAAGAAAAGTGCATGAGAGATCACGGCACTTACAAATAAAGATCCGAGTGAGGATAAATTATGACTGAAGAAGTTCAGGCTATTGAAGACGGGCTAACGTCTGAAGTATATGATCTAGATCAAATTGTTAACGAGAACCAAAACTTGAAAAAGAAGTTAGGTGATCAAGGCAATGAGATAGGGCAACTGCGCAAGGTTGCTGATCAGGTATTGCAGAATCAATTAGCTAGTCAACAGCCACAAGAAGATGATTGGGATTTCGATCCTGTTCAGAAAGAAATGGCTGGTTTGAAGAGTGAATTAAGCTCAATCAAACAAGAAGCAGCGTTAAGAGATTTACAAGTTAAGCACCCTGGTTGTCTTGATTTAGCGAAAGATGAATCATTTGCAGGATGGGTACAAGACTCTAATTATCGTTCTAACCTGTATGCTAAAGCGGATTCGATGGACTTTTCTGCTGCTGATGAATTATTTACAGCATGGGAAGAGTCACAAGAAAAAGCTAATATGTCTCACGACAATAAGCGTACTAATAGGAATAAAGCTCTTAAGAATGCTTCAATGGAAACAGGTTCTTCTGGAGGTGTTAAGAAGACTTACTTTTCACGCACAGCTTTAATTGATATGCGGATCAATAACCCCGCTAAATATGAGGCTATGAGTGACGAGATTAAGCAAGCTTACAATGAAGGAAGAGTTAAGAAATAGTTCTTTAACTTTTTGAGGTATACATAATGGCTACATTCGGATCAGGTGATCACGTTGATGTAACTGGCGCAGCCGCTGGTGGTGCTGGTTTCGTTCCTGAGATTTGGGAAGATGACGTAATTGCACAATACAAAGCTAACTTAGTTGTGGCAAACCAAGTAAGCAAAATTAATCATAATGGTCGCAAAGGGGATACAATCTATCTCCCAAGCATTACAGACCGTAAAACAGCAGTTCCTACGGCAAAAGCTGAAGATACAGCGGTAACGCTAGTACCAGCGGCAGCATCTGAAGTAACTGTAAACATCAACAAGCACTATGAGTATTCTTTCCTTTATGAAGATATTGCATCTTTACAAGCGTTAGATTCACTACGTAGACACTACACAGATCATGCAGGTTATGCGTTAGCACGACAAGTTGATCGTGACATCTTTGTAGCTTCACACACTATGCAAGGTGGCGGACAATGGTCTGGCGCTGTTACTGGTGGTGATGGTTCTACTGCATGGGATGGCACAGCTACTCATGGAACATTAGGTGCTAATAAAGGCAACGCGGCAGCTTTAACAGACGCAGCAATTCGTAAGATGCTACAGACGTTAGATGATGAAGACGTGCCTATGTCTGATCGTTGTTTGATCATTCCACCTGTTGAACGTAACAACCTTATGGGTTTAGCGCGTTTCACTGAACAGGCATTCGTTGGTGAGGCTGGTTCAGCTAATACCATTCGTAATGGTAATATTGGCCAGACTTATGGTGTAGGGGTTTATATTTCAACTAACTGCCCATATGCTCAAACTGATGACGCAGACGGTGATGATTTCTTCTCAT